GGATCAATTACTGGAGCAAAGATTGCTGCTGGAACTGTGGTCGCATCAGATGTTGCTGATGATGCCATAACAACGGCAAAGATTTTAAATGCTAATGTAACATTAGCTAAGATGGCAGCTAATTCTATTGACTCTACTCAATATGTGGATGGCTCAATAGACACAGCACACTACGCTGCTGGTTCAGTAGATGGTACTGCTATTGCTAATGACGCAATAGATAGTCAACATTATGCTGCTGATTCAATAGATGCAGAACACTATGCTGCTGGAAGTGTAGATACCACAGCTTTAGGTGCAGATTCAGTCACGGCAGCCAAAATTGGTGATGATGTTATTAATAGTGAACATATAGCTGCTGATAGTATTGATGCAGAACACTTAAACGCAAACTCAGTTAATACGGACGCTATTATTGATGATAGTGTTACATCTGCTCATCTTGCAGCTGGTTCTGTTGATGCTACAGCTTTAGGAGCAGATTGTGTCACTGCTGCAAAGATAGGTGATAATGTATTAAACAGCGAACATTATGCTGCTGCTAGTATTGATAATGAACACCTTGCTGCAAATAGTGTGGATAGTGATAATTATGTAGATGGAAGTATTGATACAATTCATATCGGAGCAGACCAAATTACATCGGCAAAAATTGCTGATGACCAAATTGATAGTGAGCATATTGTTGCTGGTTCTGTTGATGCCGAGCATATGTCAGCGAACTCTATAGATAGTGCTTCATATGTAGATGGCTCTATAGATTTAGCCCATATGTCAGCGAACTCCATAGACAGTGACCAGTATGTGGATGGTTCTATCGACTTAGTTCATTTGAGTGCGAACTCGGTTGACTCTGACCAATACGTTGATGGCTCTATCGACACAGCCCATGTTTCTGATAATGCTGTGACACTTGCTAAGATGGCTGGGTTGGCTAGAGGTAAACTGATTACTGGTGATGCTAGTGGTGATCCTTCAGCATTTACTGTTGGTACAAATGGTCAGTATTTAAAATCTGATGGCAGTGATTTGGTATGGGGTTCAGCGACAATAAGTGGATTGGCTTGTGATGATTTAACAGTTGGTGATTCAGCCGTTACTGTTTCTACATCTTCTGGAAATATAACTGTAGATGCACAAGGCAATAACACAGATATTATTTTCAAAGGAACAGATGCTACTGCTGATATTACAATGCTTACTCTTGATGGTGGTGAAGCTGGAGATGCAACATTTAATCGTAAAGTTATAGCAACAGAATTAGATATATCTGGTGACATAGATGTTGATGGTACTGCTAACCTTGATGTTGTGGATATTGATGGTGCTGTCGATATGGCTACCACATTAGCTGTAGCTGGAAATGTAGATTTCAATGGTGCTTTAGTTGTAAGCGGGTCATTAACAACTTTTGATACAAATGATATAATAAAAACTGATGGATTTTTAAAAGTATCTAATGCTTTTGCATTTCATGGAAGCACGGACAACTATGCTAATGTTGATGGACAGCAATTTCACGAGTTAAATTCTGGTCAAGGTAATGACTTTATTGTGATGATGAAAAATACTAATGCTGGTACAGCACAACATGGTTTAATTATTGACCATGCTGCTGGAGATACTGACAACACTAGCTCTACTTTTATCATAGGTCAAAATACAGCAGAAAGATTTAAAGTTCTTGGGGATGGAGATTGTCTAAACCACGATAATACTTTTAGTTCTATTTCTGACGAAAGAATAAAACAAGATATTACAGATGCTAAATCTCAATGGGATGATATAAAATCTATAAAAATTAGAAACTATAAAAAGAAAGATGATGTTCGTGACTATGGTGATAAAGCAAAGTCGCAAATAGGTGTTGTAGCACAAGAGTTAGAAACTGTTTCACCTTATCTAGTCAAAGAAAATCCACCAAGTAAAGGCGATATATTGTCTTCTAGTGAATTTGGAACACTTTACACATCTGACGATGCAGATGTTAAAAATGGTATAAAAGTAGTTGGTGATATTAAAGAACAAAAAACTACAGTTAAAAGTGTGAAATATTCTATTCTTTATATGAAAGCTATTAAAGCACTACAAGAAGCAATGACACGAATTGAAACATTAGAGACTAAAGTAAAAGCATTAGAGGATGCATAAACAATGGCAAAGCCTACAGCATCACAAGTTAAATATCAGATAGATACTCATGAAGCTGTGTGTGCTGAACGATGGAAAGAAACCATCGTAAGAATTAAACGTATTGAAGCTGTGATGATTGGGTTTTCTGGTACTACGATTGTATTATTACTAGGGCTTATGTTAAAATAAGGAGTTTTTTTTGGACCCATTAACAGCAATAGCAGCAGCCACCACAGCTTTCAATTTAATAAAAAAAGGTTTCCAAGCTGGGAAAGACGTTGAGTCGATGTACTCTGATATTGGGCGCTGGATGGGTGCGTGTTCAGACGTTAATCATTCAGTCACTATGGCAAACAATCCACCGATTTTTAAAAAACTATTTGCAGGTTCTTCTGTTGAACAGGAAGCAATGGATGCCTTTGCAGCAAAGAAGAAGGCTGAAAGTATGGAAGATGAGTTAAGATCATGGATTAATATGACTCATGGTCCTAACGCATGGTCAGATTTGCTTAAAATGCAAACGAAAATTAGAAAACAACGTCAAGAAACTTTATACGCCCAGGAAGAATTAAGAAGAAATATTTTGCAAGTAGGTTCTATTATTGTTGGTGCTACAGTCATAGGTATAGGAGTTGTTTGGTTATCGTATTTAATTTATCAACGTAGAATAGGAGTTTCACAATGAATCCCAATCCTCAAATCGTAGAAAAATGGACTCATGCTATAGATAGTTTTAAAATAATACCACGCTTACTTATTTTACTTTATATGTATCTAACATACACTACAGTTTTTTGGTATATGGGATTAGATCAACCATCTATGCAACAATCAGGTATGGTTTCAGTAATTACTTCAGCCCAAGCAGTTGCTCTTGGTTTGTTTATGGGAAGGTCTGGTTGATATGGGTATTATATATTTTTTTAATTGGAACAGAGGTTAAAGATGATGTCTACTTCAATGATTTGGATACGTGTCTTGAATATGCACAAAAAATTAGTAACCAAAACACGCACCAAAGAGTGGCTGGTGATAAGATATTTGTTAAAGTTTATTGCTTACCTAAGAAAAAAAAGTAAATGATTTTATCTTCTCTCATATCTCCTATTGCTAATCTTGCTAGCACTTGGATGGAATCTAAAGTAGCTAAAACAAAGGCACAAGGTGAAGCTACTCTAGCTAAAGTCAGAGCCGAAGCTAAAGTTATGGAAACTATGGCTACTCATGAAGCTGGCTGGGAAAAGATTATGGCTCAATCATCTGATAATAGCTGGAAAGATGAAGCTTGGACTATTTTATTTATTGTTATTATAGCCATGTCATTTATTCCACCTTTACAACCAATAGTTTCTCAAGGTTTTGAAGCATTAGATAAGACACCTCAATGGTTTCAATGGGCTATGTATGCTAGTATAGGTGCATCGTTTGGTATCAGAGGATTGAAAGGAATAAAGAAATGAAGACTCCAGCATGGGGGGCATCAAGTAAATCAGATGCAAAATCAAAAGCAAAAAATATTTCAGCGAGGAATAAAGGAAAGTAGTATGAAAACAGAATTTCAAAAAAGATTTCCAACTATAAAAACTATACAAGAAATTCGTAGTATGAAACATTTTATGCCAGAAGAGTTTTGGGATTGGATGGATAAATGTCCTCTACATAAAAACTATATTATGTGTACAGATATAGATGACAATAATAAATACACATACACTTTTGATACACCTAAAGGAGATTATCCACATGATGAATTTAATTGAAATTATAAAAAAACATGAGGGTTGCTCTTTAACAATGTATAAAGATACAAGAGATGTTTGGACAATAGGCTATGGTCATAACTTAGCTGAAGGAATAGATGCTGAAACAGCAGACTTTATTTTAAAGCGTGACTTAGAAAAGCATACAATAGAACTTGATAAGAACAAACCATTCTGGAGAGAACTACCAGATCATGTACAGATTGTAGTATTGTCTATGCAATTTAATATGGGCTACCCAAGATTTAGTAAGTTTGTAAAGTTTTGGAAAGCAATAGAAAGAAAAGATTTTGAATCTGCTTCATTTGAAATGGAAAATAGTCGTTGGTGGGGGCAAATTAAAAGTCGTGGACCTGCGTTACGAGACTTATTATTAAATAAATAAGGGGTGCAACCATACTAAGCAGTACCATTACACCCCTCTCACGCTTCTTATATCAAACCCTTTTGCCTGTTAGTTTGTTTATCTCCTTGTTCATCCAAGCAAAGAACCTATCTGTTTTAGAATCTACATATGTAGAACTGTTATTATTCAAGGCTGTTATAGTACCACTTAAATATTTAGGTGTCTTTTTTGGTTTTGTTTTTAAATACTTCTTTGAAATATTTAACAGCTTTTTTTCTTTGGTGTTTTTTTTCATTAGTTACTTCTCCTAGTAGATATACAATATTACTATCAGAATAATAGTATTTAAATAAATGGTGATAGTGAAATAGTAGATGTTTTTTTTTAATCATTGTGGTATTTTTTTCTAAACTGATGAGTAGGTTTTCTTTCCCTAGCTATTTTTTTATTAGTAGTTGACCATACCAAATCAGATACTTCAAGTGTCCCATATGTTTTAAATACTGTACCATGTTTGTCAAAATTCTCTGCCATTGGGTCATCATTGGCAAAAGAATTTGACTTTATTCTTTTACGTTGACCATAATATTTTGACCAATCTGATTTATCCCAAGGTAAAAATTTTTTCTCTGTAATATCTTTTCTCATAATGCACTCCCTCATTTAAAAAACATTATTGTTTTTATAATTTGCTATTATATAGTTAATAGTTTGCTGTAAACTTACTTTCATTTTAGTTTGTTCATGTATAGAATCCTGAACTTGACGTACTACTATAGATGAATCACCTTGAATAGTTACTGTCATAGGTTTATTTTTATTTTTGTTTACATCTTCTTCTGTTAATTTACCAACCACCTTTTGATTCTCCTTCCTCTACATTACTACCATAATTGAAATCAGTAGGTCCGTCATTAGATATAATTGTACTAGTTGTTTCTTTTTCTAATGGATTAATAATGGTTGTTTCTTTTTCTAATGGGTCAGTAATTCTAAAAGATATATAATTATACAAATCTTTATTTTGTTTCCAACCAGCAATTTTTTTATTATATTTTTCTAACTCACCTGTATAATGTGGCTTGTTATCTTCAGGTTCTTTATAAGTATTAGTAAACATAACTCCTATTTTTTCATAGACTTCTATATATTTTTTACCTGATTTAGATTCATCAGAAATCATTACTACTTTAATAGGTTTGTTATTTATCTCACCACTACCTTGAAGTATAAACTTTTGTATATCTCTAGGTGGGAATACTGCTCCACGATTGTTGTTATCATATTCCATTTGTTTAATCTCCTCTATTTGTTTTCTCTTGAAATGCATCTGCTTCAACTTCAGAATATAAATCACCATGCATACCAATAAGTTTTAATATAACTCTATCAACAGCACGCTTCTCAGCCATAGCAAACGGATATTTATTTGTAGTATTGTAAGGTGCTGACTCACCAAATGACCAAGCACTTATACGCACAATTTTATTTTGTTTATCTTTATCAACAACATTTAAGTTTCGATGACCTTGAACACAGACACTAACACTTTTATTTTTAATATCTGTTTCTATAATGGTAGGCATATCAAATGATAGACCCATGTAAGCACCTACTTTTTCTAATGCTTTATGTTTTATTACCCATGTTCCATGGCAATCCCACAATGCTGATGCTGGTGTTTCATTAACTGCTTTTAATAATTTAGTTAATTCATTAGATACTTTAGTAGCCATTTTTATTCTCCTGTGTTATTTACTATTTGCCAAACAATTATGTTTGTTCCCCATTTTCCCATGCGTCTTAAACCACTGTCTTGTAAGTAACCATCGTTCTTTAGTTCTGTTATTCTTGGTTGGACAGATATTTCTGGCTTAGACAAAGCCTTACTAATTTCTTCTACTGTCAACATTACTTTGTTAGTAAATAATTCTTTGACTTGGTTTCTAATTGATAACTTTCCTTGCTTGTTAAACTCAGCACCTTGTCTGCTTGTGTCTGTTTGTTGGTATCCTATACCTTCTTTATTATATCCCATATCTTTACTCCTTAGTTATTGATATACTTCTGCGACCTGTCTTAGATATATTAACAGAGAGAAGGTCGCATTTTAATTCTCTGTCTGTATCTGTTACGTTATCTAACAGAATCTTTTTTGCTGATGCATTTATCTTTGCTTCATGTAAAGTATTTACATAATCATGTGCATTGTTAATAAAATAATTATCATTGTTCATGTCACGCACAACTCTATCATCTATATGAATACTATCTGTTGATGGTTTGTGTACATTGGGATGAACAGGTGCATCTTTATTAAGGACACAGTTCCAAAACTCTTTGACATGAACCATAACTTTGTCAAAGTATTCCTTATTGTATTTTACTTTTATGTATTCATATCTGTGGTTGCCAAATATAACAGATAGATAAGTATCTTTTATACCAGAACAATACATATACGTTTGTATTTGTGGCATATATCTTTCTATTACATTACTCATCTTGTTCATTTGATGTGTATGTTTACATTCTATTATAGTACAATTACTTTCTGTTACTCCGTCAAGATGACATAAGAAAGGAACTAAATCATAAGCACCATCAATGGTACATAGAGCAGATGGTTCTCTTCTAATTTTTTTATTTTTTAATTCAGTACAATGTTTTTGAAACCAGTTTAAATTAAATGATTCTGTATGTACGCCAAGCTGTACTGCTAATACATCTGTTAAATCATCAGGTTCTTTATCACCAATCTTCTCTAGGTAAAGTGTGTACCAATCACCATCTATGATGCGTGCAACATCTGAACCACCTATAGCACCTTGTCTATTTCTTTTCATAATATTCTCCTCAGAATTATAATTAATTTTATATTATTTCACTTGTAATCACAAGCTATTTAATTTATTTTCTAATGCTTTTACTAGCTTCCTCCTTTTTTCTATGCGACATCCTATTAATTCCCATAACTCTGCAAAGGTTGCCCACCATTTACTATGTTTTGCTATGTGTTGTATGGAAAAATTAGCTATGTCTGCTGGTATGTTTTCATTATTTAAAAGTACAGCCATTTGTTTTGCTTTATTATTGGGTGTTATTTTTCCACCTCCTGTTTGTATTTGTGTTGAGTACATAACCTCTAAAGATTTTTCTAATATATCTAATGGTAATGGTGACATAGAATATAAGGATAGTTCATAAGATTTTTTTAATTTTTCTTTATCATTACTTGTTATAATGTACCCATTGTCTATGAAGTCATAGCCATGAGGTCCATTGTAAATAGGTTTTATATCTTTAGTTATTTTTTTATCTAATAGCTTTTCAATATGGGAAAATATTTCCTGGTCTGTAGTTACAGGATTTTTTTTAGATAATTTTATAGACCATTTATTATTATGTATAATAGTAGGTAAATTATTTTTTGTTTTTTTTATTGCGATAGGTTGTATCTTATCCATTTTCCCCTCTCATAAAAGCTTATCGGATTAACAGTACCCTTAATCCGATTACTTTATATTTATGTCTGCATTTAAATAGGTATTTATTTACTTATAAATCCTTGAACTTAAATTCTTTTAAGCTATTATTTATTTGTTCCTCCTCAGGACAACTTGAAGTAACCTTGTTATTCACTCCCAACAAGGTTACTTCTTTTATTTATTTTGGAGGAGTATGTAATGTTGTAAGTTTTTTTAATTTATTTGTATCAATTCCTATAGCTTTTAAAGCACCTTCATTCTTAACATTAAAGCAAACAAACGCACCTCCACTTTTATCTTTAAGTAATAATAAGTTTACCACTGGGTCACGAAGTATCTTTGATATTAATGCAAAACCTTTTGCTCTATATTTTGATTCACAAATTAAACGAACTCCTTTTGTTTGTACCTCTATATCATGAGGGAAATCTTTTAAGATACCTGATAGTGGTTGTTTTCTTGCTTCCCAACCCCATAACTTAAACAGTTCTACCCACCAATTCTCGTGGTAAGTTCCCTTTCTTTTTTCTTTACTTGTCATTTGCTATTGTCCTCTCCTTTTTACTTTCCATATTCATGTTACTAATAATTATTCCACATACCCAGCATTGACGTATGTTTAATTTTTTTTCTGATTGTAATTGAGATAAGCACTTAGGACATTTATTATTCTTTATTCTTATTTCAATCTCATCTTCATTCACGTTCATTTTTTTAATACTCCCTTTGCATTTTGTTTT